GGGCGTAATTCTTTTTTCTAGGGTATGGTGATTGAAAACGCATTGCCATACTTTGTGACGGCATTTCGTCGTCTCTTCTATCTATGTTTGGCATCACTTCTTAGTTTTATAAGTCATTCTTTTAATTGGTCCACTTTTTGCAGTAGAGCGCCCACTCATTTTTTTAATAACAGCAGGTATTACAGTTGTTCCTTTTTTTCCCATGATTACTTCTTTTTACGTTTCTTTCTTATACTTGAGGTACGTTTACCCATACCAGTTCTTTTCTTCTCAGATACAGCCTTTCTTTTCTCAGCTGCACTCATCTGACCCCAAGTAACTGGAGTACCCGATGATATTCTAACCGAAGGCCTACACTTCTTTGTTTTCTTATTCTTAGCAGAACCGCAAGGATTACCTTTTTCGTCGGTCCACTTTTCTTTAAACCACCGTTTAAGACTTGCTCCTTTTTTAGTTTTGCGTACTGCCATTTTTTTACCTATTAAATACTATGTTAAAGGCTAAGCTCATTCTAGTGTTGTTTGTGTCATTTGATAAGACCCCATGTTTCATCCAAGAGGGAAATAATATTAGCTCTCCTTCCACAGGCGGTATTCTTACTCTGCCTCCCCACGGGGAGCTGGACTCATAAAAAAAATCGCCGTCATTGCCAGATGTTTTATAGTAGTAGCATCCAGAAATGTCATCCATCCCATGATCATGAATTGACGAAAAATTACCTTTTTCAAACTTAGTTATCCACGAAGAGGTTATCTTGCTTTCCCCTACCAAAGAATATCTTGAAAACATATTGCCAAAAGGTGTGTGTTTTTTATATTCTGTAGCGTGCTTGTAAATCTCTTCTTGCAAGCGGCTCATTTTACACTCTTCTATAATGTTATCACTAAAAGTTACGTCTGATATATAGTGAGTGGTCCCCCAGTCTTTTCGCATGTCAAACTTATCGCTAATTATATCTATTGTATCTTCAATCTCTTCTTGTATTAAATCAAAGTCACTCACAGTGGTTTGGTATACAGGTGTGGAAAATATATTTTTTATCATTAAATTTAATTTTATTATAAATCACTTCATACTAGCAAGCTCAATGGACTTTAGCTTACCTTTTTCGCCGTAACCTAAATTATTGCCGTCTCCATCAACCCAAAGGATTTTTTCGCTTTTAATTTTATTGTAATTTGCCAATTTCTCAGATCTTCTCTTAGTGACTTTATACTCGTCCGCTAGATATAGCTCAATATTATCTCCAGCTACGTCTAAAACGTATGAGACCTCTTCATGCACAAAACAAAATGCAGTTTTTTTTAATTCCTTTGTTATTTTTAATATTTGTGTTATCTTTTCTGTTATATTCATAGCATAGGTGGATTAGAGGGGAAATCTTCTGAGTCAGGCCAATCCCTTAAAGCTGATCTGTATGCTACGTATGCAGCAGCAGCTGGATGATCTGATATAGAAGTGGCCCAATCAGTTTCTTTTAGTTTCCTATTTCTCCATTCTCTAGCTCCTGCAGCTTTACGCCTGTTTAGCTCATCTGGATTATCTACAGACACGTTATCTTCCTGAAAGCTATCTAGCGTTAGCACTGTATTCTCAAAAGTAGTAAACCCAATTGCAGGGTCGTAGGACTCTCCAACAGCAACGCCGCTTCTGTTTTCTTCAAGAAAAACATATGTTTGTGTTTCAGTATCTTCCAAAGGTTCAAGGCTAAATAATATGTTATCGACCACCCCTTCTATTATTTTTGCATAAATTCCCATACTAGTAATTTAATATTATTATTCCAGAACTTCCGCTCCCCTGGCGTCCGTTGTTCGCTGTTGTGGTTATACCTGAACTGCTACCTGCTCCAAAACCATTATACCCTTGAAAGTCAGCACTCCCTACAGGTAAAAAAGTATCTTCCGAAGAAATTTCACTAATGCCTAGTCCACTAATTATTGATGCTCCGTTTTGATAAGCCCCAATGGTGCAGGTTAACCCAACTTGGTTGTTAGCTACGGTAAAAGTACCATAGTGAACTTTACCTCCACTAGCACTTCCTCCTGCTCCAACTATTAGGTACTGCACAGGTTGGCCGTTTGTTAAGTTAAGTTCAGATGCAGATACAGTTTGCGTTGTTTTAACAATAATTCTTTTAAAGTAAGACCCGCTTGACTGTAAAAGATCATTTCCTAAATATATATTCATATTTTAAATTTTATTTACGCTGAAAATGAACAATTAATATGACTGTTTTGGTACCTACCGTACATCCTATATCCGAATCCATCGGACCAATTATAACAACGTTCAGTCGACACTACTGCATCCCCTGTTGTTTTTGAGTAGGATTGGGAAACAGCTTGATCGGGATCCACCTCTCCACCTACTCTTATTGAGCCGTTGTATGCCACAGTGCCGGACACGCTAGGCCCACCACATTGCCAAAAAAACGACGCACCTCCATAGCTAGACGATATAGTTAGGGTAACAGTACCTGACGCTGCCACAGGAGTAAACGCTTGAGCGGATCCTACTTGAGTATTGCTGGCATCAAACACAGCTACATTTACAGTAAAAGTGCCCTCAGTAGTGGAATTGTGCACTATTGTTGGGTTAGTTACTGCAGTTGCTGTTGCTTGAGACGTTCCTATAGAGGCACTATCAATATCAAAATCCGCACCAGTAGCCCCCGAAGGCACCCACCACTTAAAAGTATAGCCGCTAATATCTCCTTGGAAATCATCTACAGGATGTGGAGTCAAAGCGACAGAGAAGGTTATCGTAGGGATTGGTGTTAACGTTGTGTTTTTAGCGGTACCCGTTTGTGAAATTGTGAAGCCTGAAGCAGCAAAATTAGATGGGGAGCCTGAAACAAAATAAACAGTTGACGCATCCTTAGTCCCTATGTTATTATAATCTGTATAATCACCGTTCCATAGTGCTAAACTGGTTAAGTCTACAGCACCTTCCTGCTCGGATGAGCTACTACCACTTCCGCCACCTGTTAATAGGTTTGCTCCTAAGTATATTGCCATATTATTCTGTTGTTATATATACTGTTGATGCATCATAACTTTCTAGCGCATCATATGCCGCTTGCGTAAGTGTTACCACTTTAGCTATAGAGTCATCAGTATGATTGTGTGTTATAGTACCCGTATGGATAATATCACCAGTTACTTTTGTTAATGCCATATTATTTCTTCTTTAATTCCTTATAAGCCGCTTCTCTGTCATCAAAGTCCAATGCTGCTTTAAGGATAATCTTATCCATTACATTATCTTGATTCTCCAAAATAGTCTTTTGTAGATCGATGATCATATGCTCTAAGTTGTCCTTAGCGGTAATGAGTTGTTCTATCTGATGGTTCTTCTTATCTAAGTCTGATTTAAGCGCGTTCACATCATCCGGTTTGCTTCCAGTGATTGTAGACACAACTAAACCTATCGATGCTGATATTGTACCGATAAGCATCATTACAACTTCTTTGTTTGTATCCAACACTGGATACTTCATTAGAATAAATATAATAGACATAACCAATAGGAATATAAATAACGATCCTACGTAATGTCTTAATTCTTTTGCTACTCCGTTTTTAGGTAACTGCATTATCTATTCTTTTTTCTACATTTAGCAATAGCTCCAGAAGCGTAAGCGCTTGGGAACACCTTATATTGTTTCTTTACTTTATGATAGCACGCATCCTTCTTAAATAAAGGTGACGTGGCTTGAGGTCTTATCTTTGCCATAATATTAATTTACATACTCTAATCATAAGGGCACCTTAGTCCAATGAAGGTTACCAGGCACCCTATGACTCTACTTTGAATAGTGCAACGATCTGTACGTTCACTGTCTCAACCACTTCCTAGGTGATGTCTGAAAGGAACTAAGCAAAAAGCAACTATATGACACCTGCC